GTGTAAACGGTATCGTTCCGAACATCCACAACTAGCCCGGTATGACAGACTCGACTGTTGTTCTGAAAGAAAATCTGATCGCCCCGCTTCGGGGATGCGTACCACGCGCCCATCTTCTTATAAAGGGTGGCACTCTGCACCGTATAATCGTCAAACTGTCCGCCGATCATCTTCCGGGCAGTCGAAACGCCGTAAGCCTTTTGAAAGCACCAATCAACGAAACAATCACACCATGCCGCCGGATAATCCATAACAGCGGGGTAAATCTGATGCATTTCATAGCCGTATTTCGTGTAATTGGCGCTTCCGGCGTTCTTCACCTTTTCATAAAGATATTTTAAATCGCCGTTCTTCTTTTCCAGGTATCCGATCTCATCCTCTGCGACCGACAGAACCCGCGCAACATCAAAAGCCATATAAGCCCCCTTAAACGAAAAAAGGCGGGCAGCATAAAGCCCCCGCCGTTTATTTGCCTGTCATTTGCCGGTTATTTGCATTCCAGCGCCGGACCGGTGCCGCGTTTCTTCTGCTCGGACTTCTGCCGGGTAAGGAACGCTTCCCGCGCCTGTGCCGGGCCAAGGGCCGGAAGAACAAGATCGAATTCTTCCTGTGTCATCAGCTCAAATTCGGATGTCTTGAACGGTCCGCCGTTTTTTACGCGTTCCTCAAAATCTGCGCTTCTCTCAAGAATCTTCTCTTCTGCCATCTTTGCACCCCTTTCTGACGCATTGTGCGCCCCTTAGAACTCTTTGTTATACTGAGCCGTAGAAATACCTATCATGATACCCAAAAGCGTTCCTGCGGCGTTTAGCGTAGTTACAACGGCATCAACGCGGGGCATTCCCCAAACCGGGCCGATCTGCCCGACGAACCACGCCACGCCCGGAAGGCAAATCAGGCCGATCCATTTCAAAATGTCATAAGTCTTATTCGGAATCATCATTCGCGGCCTCCTTCATTTTCAGAACCTTGTTATATAATTCTGTCGCAACATCATTCCCGCCCAGGTTGTGATATGCCCGATACACCTTTTTGATTGATTCTTTAGCATATATCGGGCAGAATCCCTTATCCGAATATCTGTTATAGTTATTAACAATTGATTCCCTTAAAAGGGACTGCACACCTTCCGCAATGGCTTCGTTCTTCTTTTTCTCTTCCTGTAACTGTTCGCGCATCTCTTTAAACAGCCATGACAGGACAGCCAAAACGGCAGTAAAAAGCCACTCAAGCCAATGAGCGCCGATAAATGCCAGGATATCCATCATTATTTATGCCTTTCCTTTAGTTGTTCTTCAGCCATTCGGCGACATCATCCCGCCACAGATGCGGAACATCGGCAAGTTTCCACGGTTCGCCGGTTTTGGGATTGATTACGCCGTTTTTAATTCTGATTCCGTAAAATCTAACCATTCTTTAACCCTCCATCATATCGGACACAGCGCCGCCCAAATCGTCGATAGCTTCATCCTGGACACCCTGCGATTCTTCCAGCGCAGCAACGCGCAGTTCAAGGGCGGACGGCTCATAAAGGCTAATCGTCACGGTCACGGATAAGCCGTCTTCGTTTGTCGCTCTGGTGGGCGCGCCGGAAAGCAGAAGCCCGGAATATTCGCCGGTGACGATTTCTGCGCCATCTTCGCCGGGCTGACTAAACTTGATTTCACTTACGTTATCCGGGGTGCATTTCTCGCAGACATAAAGCGCCATTGCTTCGTTCTGCGCAATATGGGTGATGTGTCCAAGGCTTGCACCTTCATCGATCTCGATTTTGGTGCCGTCTTTGAATGTCATCCAATTCATAGGATCATCTCCTTTCAAGATGGGTTAACAAGAAAAAATAGGAAATATTAGGAAATTCCGTTATAAATTTAGTTCGCTAAATGATGCTATTACGACCAGCGTTTATATGCTATCACTTAGTAACAGTCAGATTGTGGAAGTGCGGAAAACCGCTGGTGTATGCTGGATGAACTATATCAACCAACAAAACACGGCCGTCAATCAAATAACAGGCCAACTCCCTGCCGGTCCCTATCCGAACACAGCTGTGGACATGCAACTATCAAAATCAAAAATCTACATAAACAAAACCGGGGCATTTCAGATAACCGCTGAAGGATGGGCCGGGTTAACACTTTCGTATATTGTTTAGTGACCTATGATGACAAATAGCTATTTATGCCCACCCGGTCCAAGTTCCGCCATTGTCGTACGAAAATCGATATGATGCACCGCTATTTAAATACGCAATCTGCCGCACATAAGACGCACGCACCCTTTGGATCTCAAGTGTCCCCGTGCTACCTTTACCGGAAGGGCCGTTAACCATCGCGGCCATATTACCCACCATGTATTTTGCATTGTTGACTAGCGTGTTGAGGTTTGTTCCAGTTGCTAAGATAACCCATGTGTCCGCCCATTCGTACCACGACGCACCGTTATCGTAACTGAATCTATATGCTTCGCCTAGATTCGTATACACCACTTGGCGGATATAAGACCCCATTTTCTGTATCTCAACAGAGCCGGTCGAACCGATTCCGGTCGGGTAATTCCCGTTGGCAGATAAATCACCGACATAATATCTTGCGTTTGATGTTAAGGAGTTGAAGTTGGAACCGCTCGGCAATACAACCCATTGACCCCCTAAAGCATCATTTAGCGCCTTGCCCTGCGCGGCGGAAAGCGGCTGTGTGGTGCTGGTGGATGTAAGGTTATTAACCACATCGGAAATGTTCAGCTTGTTATTTAACGCGCTGATTGTGCTGTTGAAAAACTTAATGATCTTGCCGAATACCGTTGATCCGGTTTCGCCTACTGCCGGGATCGGGAAATCTGCGCTCTGTGCCGTAATAGTATCAAGGGTCAGCGCGCCCATTCGGGTTGTCTGTTCGCCGGGCTTACCCTGTGGGATGACAAAATCTAAAACTGCATCCTGTTCGGTGCCGCTATTGGTTACGCTGGCGGTGTTGCCGTAAGCGGTTGTGGATACGGTTCCGACGGTAATGGTTGCCGCGTCACCCCGTGGCCCCTGTGAACCTGTCGCGCCGGTATTGCCCTGTGGGCCTTTTACGTTACCTAATAAGATATCAGCCATTATTTAAGCTCCTTCCGGTATAACATAATAAAGATTTCCGGTTTCCGAATCGTAGCGGAAATTTGACGCCGTTAATTCATCGTCGTTGTAATGCGCCCAAAGGTTTCCATCGTCATCGACCGACAGCGCAAACATGCCCGCTGTCTGCGTGTATACGCCGCTTTCACCGGTCGCGCCGCGTGGAATGCCAAAGGTTATAACGCCGGTATTGCTGTTATATGATGCCGTCGCGGATGCTCCCGCCGCCAATGTCGTAGCCGTCGCGCTTAAGTTGTTCAGCGTTGCCGCCGCCGTGTTTGCCGCTTGCGCTGCCGCGTTCGCGTCGCTTTTGGCGGTTTCGATGCTGTTATAGGTCTGTTCTACGTTGCTGTTATAAATGGCGGCGTTATCTTCCGATTCCTTCGCCGCCGCCGCGCTTGCTACTGCCTCATCGCGGGCGTCAAGTGTGGTTTCGATGTATTCGGCAAGGTTTGCGGCTATATCAATAGCCTGTTCAATCAGCGGGATCGTTGTTTCCGATATGACCGAATCGTCATGCAACGGGGCCTCTTCCACGCGCAAAATGAAATTCAGCGTTCCGACAATTTCGGAAGCTGTCCTCACCCTAAGTTCACAAACCACATCACCCGCCAGCGGCACCATTTGCTGCTCACAATTGCAAATCGCCGTGTTGCCGGATGTACTAGCCGCCGCAAACGAAAAAACATTGCCGTCCGGCTTTAAGCCATTAAAAAGAACCGCCGCGTTATTCGGTATCGCGAACGGTTCGTTCCCTCTGTAAAGGTTAAATATAAAAGCGTTTAGCTGTGTTTCGTACTGGTTAACATGCACGACAGGCGGAACGCCCGACGGAATCATGTTAAGATTAATAGTCTGTTGATACATTTATTCGCCTCCTCCGCTTGCGTTCGCCAGGTCATCAAGGGCGTCATAAATATCATCTATCGTTTCGCCTACGCCCCAATAATGCGTTCTGCCTTCAAAGATCGAATGATTCAAATAAAGTTCCTGGGCATACATATTTTGCGAAGTGATTACGCATCCATAAGAACTTAAAATATCTTCCGGGCTGTGAATATCGGGATCGTTGCCGTCCCAACCTGTCCAAAGATGATAATCTTCATTGTCACCGATGCCGAAACTCTCATCATTACCAGCAAGATAGTTTCCGCTGTCGGTGTGGTAAGTGTAAAGACCGCCGATATATACAGATTCTTCTGACGCGACAAATTCACCGCCTTTTGCTTTGATTGTCGAACCTTCAATCGTTGAACCGGTGATATCGCCGGAAAACTTCGCGCCCGCTGCCGTCATGTTTCCTTTAGCGTCAACCTTGAAATTCTGTCCGATATCAATGGTTGAGGCCGTTATAGCGCCGCTAAACTTCGCACCGGTGGCGGTCATGGTGCCGTCGTTCTTAACTTCAAATTTCGAACCGATCTTGATTTTGCCGCCCTCTATCGACCCTTCGTATACGTTTAAGCCGTTCGGCGTGAGCTGCGCCAGGGTGCGCCCGGATGCGTTATACAAATACATCCCGCCGTGATTAATCGCAAGTAAAACTTTCTGCGCGGAATCAAAGAACCTTAAGCCGTCTTTATTCCATTGTCCAAGCGCTTTTCCGGCAGAATCCAAAATTTCGAAATCGCCGTAAGCGTTATTGACGCCACCTAACGCAAAATGTCCGTCTATAGTCCATGACTGATAGAACGGGCCGTTGTAACCGGTCGAACTAAAGCCGATGCCATTAGTATTGATTCGTAGTACATTCTTTGCTCTTGCTACGTTTTCATCATCCAAAAACAAGATTTCGTTGGCCCATCCTTCCGAATTCCGGTTAATGATGACATGGCCCCTCAAACCGGCATTTAAAACGCCTGTAGCGCGATCTATGCTTGTTCGGGTTTCGTCAACGGTGGGCCGCTGGTTTATCTGCTTCGCCTGGTCTTCAATGGTGCTTGATAACGTGGCGCGGGCATCCCCGATCTTGATGCTGTTATATCGGCCCTTTAAAACATCGTATTCCGTTTCGATAACCTTTGCTTTCACGCTGACGCCCAACCGGACGAAATCAACCGTGATAATGTCGCAAAGTTTGACCGTTTCCAATGGGGCTATGTCTTTGTATTCGATTGTATCGGCAAGGTTAACAAAAGACACATCAACCGACACCGCCGGAATACCGATGTTATTTGCTCTGATATAACTCTGTGTATACGCTAAAAGCTGCGCCTGTGTCGGGGCGTTCTCCCATTGCTGGCTGAAATCTTTAACAACAGTACGATTAAACGGGAAATTCGCCGCCGTGGATGCCTCCACAGGGGCCGAAAGTGTAACCGTTGAATTTTCCGATGTCCAGTAGGGCATGATTCCGGTTATCGTGTTTTCGATGTTGGTTTCCTGTTCCAGGTCAATTATATTTTTGCCGTACCTAAGGACAACGCCGCGATCCGCGCCCCTGTTGGCGTGTAAAATGCAATTATAGCCGTTCCATTCCCATTCTGCGCCGTTTCCGTAAACATCAATGATAGACCCTTGGCGGCCTCCAAGATATGACCGGATGGATGCCGGAAGCGGCACCGCAAAAGATGAATTGCTGTTAAAGTCTGCCGATAACGTAAAAGGGCAAGGCTCTAACGCCATCGATTTAAACGCCGCCAGCGCGCCCGCAAGGGATGACGCCGAAAACGGCTTGAAGGGGATAAAGGACAACTGATAACTGATATGGCGGCAACTAACCACCAGCCGCCCCCCGATGCCCTTTGATACCTTATAGACCCGGAACGGCTGCAATGTTGCCCCCTGCGCCGGTTCCGCAACAATGATCGCGCTGTTCACCAGCTCGGAAGCATGTGCGCCGTCTATGGGGTATTCAAGCTCTAATTCATAAACCCCGTTACGCTCTTCTGTGACCGTGCAAGAAATAGCATCCGACAGCCGCCCGATTCCGTTAGTATTAAACTGTGTCGCTCTCGGACTAAACAAAATCGGAATCATTTTATAACCTCCACCAACGCGGCGTTATTTCAAGCGTTGTTATGCCGCTTTTGCTGATGGCATTTAATCCCGGCGCTATTGTCGGGAATTCGCCGTTCGTCAAAACAATGTTCCCGTTGCAATTTGTCGGACCCTTGAAAGCATCCATCAGTTCGCAATCTATATCGGTGTACTGGTTCGCCGCCGTTATCTGCACCGTTACCCCGTTAATCGTAAATGTTCCGGTGCCGTATGCCCGAATAAGCGGTTTTGATGCGTACAAAGTCGGATTATATATACTGCCGTTCCCGGCAAAGGTTACGGGGATTTCGCCAGCCTTTAAAAATCGCTGTGGCTTAAAATCGAATTCAACCTTTAGGGACGCGCCCACATGATCCGATTCGTCAACCTCCATACTTACAAACCGTGCAAGCCGGAATTCGTCCGGGTGTAAGTTGTCATCAAAGCGGAAATATCCGATCTTGCTGCCTAAATACGCCCGTAATCCGGCTATGTTCTTTTGCATATCGCGCCGGATATAACAAGTTAATTCTGCGCTGAAATTCTTATACCGCCCGTTATCAAGCGTTATTGTTCCGTTCTTTCCGGGAATCTCGACCGTATCAATATCTCTTTCCGGCGCATCAAACAGATTTCCCGTTGCAATGTACGTTTCGAAATCCGTTGAATTCTTCCCGTCAAAAGTAAAATAATACCGAATCATCCGAATACCGCCTTTTTGCTGTCAATCCGGCCCGCGATCCGCTGTTCGATGATATCTACCAGTTCTTCCGCGCTCTGTCCGGGTGCCTGGTATACGTTAATAGCAAAGCCGCCGTAATTGTAACTTGACCCGCCAACGGCCCCCGGCAATGCGTTTGACATGGCCCGCAAATCGTTTGCAATCCGCTTTTCGGGTGTTTCATCCTCAAAGCCTAATACCATACCTTCCGCCATCATGGCGCCGATTTCATTTCGGAACAGCTTTGACGGGGATCCGATTTTTAAAAAACTCTTTGCGGCATCAAAAGCCGCCTTTGCCGCGCTTACTGCCGCATCTTTGATAATACCCGCGCCGTTTTTCAGACCCGCCGCGATGCCCTTGATAATGTTTAATCCGACTTCGCCCCAATTAACCGTTGTAAACTGGTTCTTAAAGTCATTGATTAACGATAGTCCGGCGGAAATAACTTGCGGAATTGCCTGGATAATTCCGGCGGCAAGCTTTGCAATTAATTCGATACCGGATTGCAAGAGCTGGGGCATATGCTGCGCGATAGTCTGTAAAAGGCTTGCTAACCCTTGTGTGATAGCGCTTAAAATGGCCTGTCTGTTCTGAATAAGGCCTTGCGCCAGACTGGCAATTAAATTAACGCCGGACTGTAAGATCTGCGGCAAGTGCGACAGGATGGTATTTAAAAGCTGGTTCATTACCTGGAATGCCGCCGTTATGACTTGCGGGATTGCTTTTGCAAGGCCGCTTGATAACTGCTGGATGCTCTTTGCGCCCGCATCAAGCATTTTCGGTAAATTGGTTAAAAAGCTTTCAAGAAACTTATTAGCAACTTCACCGGCTTTTGTGATAATCTGCGGTAACTGGGTTCCGATGCCGTTAATCAGATTCATTAGGAATTCAGTTCCGGCGGTTATCATCTGCGGGGCCTGGGTAAGAAATCCGTTCACTACTTCCAGCGCCGAATTAACCGATTCAGCGGAAAACAGACCATTGATACTTTCAAACATCCCCATAAACGATTCAAGGATCGCCGGGATGCCGGTTGTTAACAATGTGCTGATGACGGTCGGAAGTGACATGATAATGTTTCCGATCATCGGAATCAGATTGTTAAAAAGGAATGTTCCGACAGACTGAATAAAGGTTGTTAATGCCGGTGCGACACCTTCGCCCAAAGAAAGCGATGCGAGAAGGTTAGACGCCGCCGCTTGCATGGCGCCGAAAGAACCACTAAAGGTTGTGCTTGCCTCTGCCGCCGCAACGCCGGTTAATTCCAAATCCTGTTGAATAATATGAATAGCGTCATATACATCGCCAAGATTATTAATATCAAATGATTTTCCAAGAACGTTATTGGGCGATTTCTCCGCCGTTTCAAGTAAACGCTCCATTTCTGAACGCGTACCGCCGAACCCTAATTTCAGATTGTCCAGCATGGTATAATTGCCTTTAGCAAAACCTTGATACGCATTCTGAATTGATTCAATGGGCGTTCCCATTTTGGCGGCGTTATCGGTCATATCCATGATCGCGGTGTTTGCCGCCTCTACTGCTTTAGTAGTATCACCGCCGAAAGCCTGTTTCAGACTCGCGCCAAAAGATACCGCCTGTTCAGCGTAATCATTCGCGCTGATTCCGGCGGCGGCAGCTTGTACGGCGTATTCCTTCGCAGCGCTCGACGCTTCGCCGTAAATCGTATCAAGACCGCCGAACGACTGCTGAAGCTTTCCGCCTTCCTCAATGGCTGACTTTAGAACCGTACCGATTCCGGCGGCAACTATTAATTTTTTAACCATTCCGACAAGGTTAGAACCGAAAGATTCCCCGGCAGACTTGCCAGCGCTGGCGGTTTCGCCGCCTAACTCTTTCGCGATCTCACCTTTAATGCCTTTAGCCGTCGGGACGATCTGCACATAAGCTTTTCCAATTTCAGCCATCGATAGCCCCCTTTATAAGTTTTGCCCGCATTGCTTCAAAATCGGCTGACGAATCAAACCCCATGATTTCCTTTGTTTCCGCTTCCTCTGAAACAAGGAAATTCGGCAGAATCTGCGCCGGACGGTTTCGACCCTTCGCCGCATCCTTTGTTTGCATCCACAAAAGCATATTCAGCGTGTCAAGCTGCGCCGCCAGCATCACCCGAACAGGGGACGCTTTCAGACCCGCAACGCGCATCTTTGTTCGTGATTCATCGGGCAAACCAAAAGCGAGGATCGCCGCGTATCGTCCCGGCAACCCTCGCCAATCGTAAATGTTATAGTATTGTGCAAAGTCGCAAATTAGATCATCCTCACCGGTTGCGACGGAATCAGCGAGGAAAATTATTTTTTTATCTTCTCGGACAGCTTGCGGAAAATGTCGGTAATCTCGTTATTAACCCGGACAGTTTCGACCCGGCCCTTTTCATTCCGGCAATGGTCGTAAAGCTGTTTTTTGCCGTCTGTACCGAACATCATTTTAACGACCTTGCTAATTGCGATCGGGTTTTCTTCCAGCTCTGCGAGAGCATCGATCAACTCCATATCGTCAAAAACATTTTCGTCAATGTCCAGTTTCAGCCCGGTTTCGGTTGTAATCTTCATACCGTCACCCCCGAATTATGATGCTGCCTTGATATATTCGTAATGAGTATTGCCGGATGCATCCGGGAACGCGGTAATAGTGATACCATAACCAACAACCTCATTATCAACGTATGTGATATCCTCTGTGCTAGTTACCTTGCCGTTAGGAATTACAATACGTTTAAGGGCGCCGTTTCGCATGATCATATCAATGACCCATGCCTTTTCCGGCAGCTCATTGCCGTTTGCGGTGATCGTGATTCCGTCCGCAAGCGTTCCGGTTACATTAGAATCGCCAAAATAAGCCTTAAGCACGGCGATATTAAGGGATTCAATCAGCACGGTGCTAAATGTATCGGTTTTCTCGTCCTGGATGGACAGAACAATATCACCGCCCCATGCCTTAATATCTTCCGTGTTTCTCTCGCTGGAATTCGTCAGACCCTCATCAGAACAATATCCAAGATTTTCAAAACCGGAAGCAAGCGCGGTTACTGCGTCTGTCGGGAGTGTTAAAGAAGTAGCGCCCACGGAAATAGCGCCCACGATTTTCGGCTTTCCAGCGCTTACATTTGCCACAGTAGACATATATGTTTACCTCCTAATAATGCGTGATAACAAACACGGCTTGATAGCGATAACGCTTTGTCGCTGTGTCTGTATAGTTATAATCGCTGTTCAGCGATACGGCCGTTATTTCGTCCAGGCTGACGGAATCAAAGACCGCCTGTTTTACTTGTTCGTTCAGCGTTGCCGCTTCGTACATGGTGCCGCCGTAAGACTGGATCGCAAAATTGGCGGATGCTAAATGGTTATCCATAGACGATCCGACTTTTTCGATAACAACGCATGATTGCGGCGGGTTCGGCGGCAGCTCCATATAAACCGGAACATCTAACGCCCCGGAAAGATAATTTAAAAGTGTAACCTCAATCAATGCAATCACCTACTTTTTGAAGCTCAACCCGGCAGAACTGGCGGCAGACAAAAGCGCATTTGCTTTTTTCGGGTCCTTTCCGCGTACATCTTGAACAGCGATCCAATTGATGGTTCGTGTCTGTTCAACGCTGGCGCCGGTGCTTCTCGCGATGGCCTCCCCCGCTGCCCTTAACGCGCTCTGAATTCCGGGGGATTTCATCATTTCATTGATTCCGGCTAAATTAAGTTCTACTTCAACATCTTTAGCCATAGCGCTCGACCCTAACCTTTTTATGCCATGCAAGCGGGATATTAGCCTCTATGCCCTCAATGGTAAATCCGAAAGTCTTATATTTCTGACCGAAAAATTCAACCGTCGAATCTTCCCAATGATGCAAATCCCCTTTAGGGATGCCCAGCATATACGCAATCTTTTTCCCGTAAAGGTTAACCGAATCGGTTATATCGTCTGTCGTGGGTTCTCCAATCAAGACATTTTCAACCTCTACCGGGGATTCCGTATAAATGGGGTTATTGAAGCCGTCAACGCCGCTTTGCGTTTTCTCGTAAAGGATTACTGTTGATCCGACAATTGCCATAACTGCACCGCCCCGATTGACTGCCGCAAAAGGCCCAGCTTTTTAAGGTCGTTATTCATAATCGCGTTGGCAATGCCGCCGCCCGGAACCGCATAAGTTCCCGACCATGAATAGCCCAAACCGCTCTGTGATTCCTGGCTCATTGCTTCGCCGGTCGTGTTCTGCCGTAAAACGCGAGAAACAATATCGACCGTTACAAGCTTTAGCATGGAAGCATAAGCCGCATCATCTGCCACTTTGCTGTCCAAATCTACATTTACATTTTGGGCGCAGACCCGCAACGCATCCGACACAAGCGGAAGCAGCGCCGCCGCCCGTGTCGATTCATCCGCCGATAAGGGACGCCACAAAACTATAATATCTTCTGTTGTGGCGAAATCAGCCATTTTTAGACCTCCCCTTTTTGACGGTGCGCGGCGTGTCATCCGCTTTTTTCTCTTCCGGCGGGGCGGGGGTAACGGTTACCCAATTACCCCCATTGCATACGCTTTCAGATTCGAATTCTGCGCCCGTTTTCACGTTGCGATAAAGCATATAAGGCCCCCTTTATCAAGTGGTTGCGATAACTCTAGCAAATGCCGCCGGTACAAGGATACCCCAACCAATATAAGCCTCGCCGCGCAGATAAATCTGGTTGTGACCCTTAAGATCTCCGGCTGTCGCGTCATTGTCTGGATTTCCGTATTCAATAACTTCAATCGGCACATTCAGAGCATAACCCCAGCGGAAATAATCGCGGAAGTTACCAACGATCGCGCGGTCGGCGTTGGTGTTAGCGGATACCGTGCTGTTAGTGTCAACCGGAAGGCCGTTAATTACGCCAGGATTAGCACCCCATGCAAGTTCCGGGAAAAGCGGTTCATTAGAAGCAGTGCCTTTTTTAAGCTGTGCCAGTGCCGCCCGCATAGCCGGTGCCATAGCCATTCCGGTTACCTCGTGTTCGTTGCCCTCAACCAGCGCAATCGCCGCTTCGATGTTAGCGTCAGCGGATGCCGCCGCGAAGTTTACGGTCTGTGATACCTGGCTGTCAAAATGCATGTCGCCGATGGTGTTAGTTGCCGGATCACCGGTACGCGGGTTTACGCCGTGGAAAGCCATAATGTCAAGGCCCTTTGCAAGCTTTGCCGCGAATCCGTCAGCAAATGTACGAAGGTACTGAATCTGTCTTTCCTCTGCCGCATACTTGAATTCGTCGGAAACTCTCATGCCATATTCAACCTTAATCGGAACAATGTTTTTTGTTCCGATGGTGCCGCCGCCGTTAGACTTCGGGCCGTTCTCAGCTACGATATCAATTTCCCTGTCAAAGTTAAAAGTAAATACGGTTTCGCCGTTGAACGGGATCGGGGTTGCGCCGGAAAGTCGGGCAAGGCTGGACTTGCCGCGGACAAGGTTAAACATCTCGTTTGTAAGTTCCTTCGGGAAAAGAGAACCTCTAGAAAGTACGTTAGCCATAATATGATCTCCTTTTAATTAATTTGAATTGTTGAGCTGCGCAAGAACATTTAACAGCGCCGCATCAGTTTTGTTTGTTGCCGTTACCGGGTCCGCGCTTCTAAGCGGCGGCGCGCTCTTTGTGAAGAATGACGCGAAGGTTTCCGCATCTTTGCGGATGTCTTCCTCTGTTTCTCCAACAAGCCGCCCAGCTAATTCAAGCGGTACGCCGTTTTCGTGCGCAATCTTAGCCTTTAACATGCTGTTTTCGGCCTTGTTTGCCCGCGCTGTTAACTCGGAAATATTGGCATCGGCTGCGGAAAGTTTTTCCGTAAGGGTTTTGATCTGCCCGGCAAAGTCTTTCTTTTCGATTTCGTCATATCTTGCCGCCTTTTCTTTCAGCGTTTCGAAATCTGCGTATTTCTTTTCCGTAGCATCGCGCTCCCTTTTGAGTCGTTCGCCGATAATCCGATCAAGTTCTTCCTGTGTTTCAATTGCTTTGAATTCTGCCATTTTAAAACCTCCCCGTTTTCCGTCGGTCACGTTAATGTATTAAAAAAGCGCCCTTTTAAAAGGCACTCTTTAATAGCTGATATTTTGTTTTGTTCTTTCCTTATCTGTCGATGCTAACCAATGCGCCAGGATTACGCTATCAAGCAGAGAAACATCTATGCCGTCATTGATTGACCGATACCCGAAACCGCCCTTGCTACCAATGGCGCGTTTTTCGCAATTCGATACCGATTGCGCAAGTGATATCTGCCCGGTGTGGCAAATCGTTTTGCCGAATAAGCCGCGCTCAAACATTGAATTGGCAAGAATGATTTCTTGCACGTTCAGAAGAATCGGCGGTTTAAAACCGTACTGTTTCATATCATCCGAAAGCATCTGTTGACCGCTGGCACCATCCACGACAACGCCCGCCACCTTTGGATTGTGGAAGTATTCAAACATCCACCCGAAACCGGCACGAACAGAAACACAATCGATTGACTCGACAAAGATCCGCCCGTCCTTCGTTTTTGCGGCAATTGCCAACGCTGCATTTGCGCCGTCATGCCCGAATTTCACGCCTAAATAGCGTTTGTTTTCCAGTTCCGGCACCTCATCAACCTTTAGTTCGGCCCATTCTTCCGCGCTGATTGCGGATTTTTGGTTATAGGTTATCCACAGCCCTAAACGCTGAATGTTGAAATCAACGATATCACTTCTGATTTCGGCTTTTATGTTTCTTTCCGTTAGGATGGTTCCCAATGACGGATTTGTTTCATACCACAAATCAACATTTCGGATATCTTGCGTTTGGCGGTCTATAGACCATTCAGCCCATCCGGCATCCTCTGCCATCCCGGACAGAATGTCCGTTCTTAGCTTTGGGAACACGTTTCCGCCGCTGGTGGCGGTGGGCGGTGTACCGGTGAAAATGGTTTGCGGGTTCTTAGAATCCGTAACCGTATAAGTCAGCGCTGATTCTTGCTTTTCGGTGTATTCCTGTGCCTCATCGATTACCAGTAAATCGAATCCCTCACCTAATCCGCCGTTGTTGGTACGGGTTCGGAAGTGCGCCACGCCGCCGCCGGTTAACTCGATGCTTTCCAGGCCGTAAACCTTAGAAGCATAAAAGGACCGTTTCGGCATATCCTTTTTCTTTCGGGTGACTTCCTCATAACCGGCATCAACTAACAGCCGGAATAATCTTTCGTATGCGCTATGACTTGTTGTGGTTCGGTGTGCTGTGTGACATATTCGCTCACCGTTAACAAGGCCGTACATTTCGCGCATTACGATTACTTCGTTTTTTCCGTTTCGGCGGGGGACCGCTAAACCGTATTTTGTATGCGTCCATAAGCCGTCATCGGTTTCGGCAAGCAGATTATTAACCTGTAAAACTTGCCATTCTTGCGCCGTGCGACCTGTGGAATTGTATAAATCTATAGCTTCTGCACCGTGCGTAACAGAATAAGGAACTATAACCGATTGCGTGGGGGTTTGGCGGCCTAATCGCGCCATTCGCCCACCTCCCTATTCTGCCGGGTCTTTGTTCCTTTTGCTCATGCTATTTCCTCCGTTCCTCTGACAGTTTGACCGCTTCCGCGATTCGCTGCGCGGGCGTAACCTGGGCGGCGTTCCCAGTTTCCCGGCGCGCTGTCAGCGTTTCCGCCGATTCTTGCCATATTTTCTTGCTCCATACATTCTGACGCTTTTTAGCCGATTCAAAAACGACCGAACAGCGGCAGAATTCATGGCGCTGGAAAATCTCCTTTGGGGTGTTGGGGTATGCATAAGCACCCGCCAACGATGAACACCAATCGCACGGAATATCATATTTCCGCCCTTTGGATGTTCTGACGGCGGAATGTTCGACCGACCGAACTATTTTTTCTTCTAGCCCAGCTTTGTATCGAAAATCCGCGTTCGCTTTCATGTAATCATCTGAAAATGATTCCGTGATATTAACAATCGGTTCCCCTAACCATTTAAACGGGTTGTCGGGGTCGTTTGCTATCAAATTCAATAAGCCGTTGGCCCGTTCTTCCGGGAAATCGGCATGGACCGCCGCAATGCTGATATTTTCGGCAGCGTTTACAATTTCTTGTATTTGTTCGGCGGTGGAATTCACAAGGTTATAATTTCGCGTCAGAAACGGCTTTATAACCCTGTTCGCAATATTCCAGTATATTTTGCCGTCCGGCATCATATCGACCCGCATAAACTGCCGTAGCGCGTCTGAAAGCAATTCGCCAAGCGCCACAGACTGCCCGTGAATATCGGCAAGGGTCGCGGTTCCGTTCTCAATCTTCCGGGCGATGGTTCGGAACCGTGGATCGCGTAAAAGGCCCTTTTCGAACTCTCGCCGGATGTCATCAATCAGTTCCGGCACGATATCAACAGCCATCAGATCCCTGTCATTTCAAAGATTTTATTTTCATCGACATAGCCCGGTAATGCCGTATTAATCTTCCCGATTCCGTCACCGATAGCGCCCAGCATGGAAGCGTCAGCGCCGAACGCCGGGAACCATTGCGGGGTTGTAAGATAGATTTGCTGGCGCTGGTACTTGTAATTGTCGCGCATACAAACCGCCAAATAACCCACGTTTAAAAGGCCTGTTCCGAATGTTTTCTGCGCCCGGCGGGCCGTTAACCGTAAATTCTCATGGGCCGCTTTGATGGCTTCCGCGCTCGACGGGTTCGCGGTGGCAAAACCTAAATCATCAAGCGTTAACCCGGTTTCACCGGCAAACAGCGCGGCGAACTGCCTTAATTGCTCTGTGTGCGGCGTCATGCTCTGCTGCTGGAACTGTCCAACCTTTACATGATCGGTTCCGTCCTGGTTAATCGTGAACTGCATCATTGCAGATGCCGCCGCCGCCCATTTTTCAAGCTTGTTTTCCGCTGAATCATCTAAGCCGGTAACATATTTCTGTGGGAACGAATAGAATTCGGCGGTAATCTCGGAACGCTTGATTGTTCTCAACGCTGAACCGATGATTGACATACAAGCGCGGGAAATCCGGGAATGTCCAAAGGGTCTATGCGCATCCGGGCGGAACACAATCGGAACTAGCAGCGGATAAGGCGCCGGATTGTTGCGGTACTCCACCAGAGCGCCGTTATGATAATATGCTGTCCATTCGAACGTAAAATAGGCCTCGTCTATCGGGTTTCCGTACTCGTCGCGAGAAAGTACCGCATAACCTTCCGTAAGCATTCCGGTTATCGGGTCAATGATGCCGGTTGCATCCCCGCCGTCGATGACCTGTAACCGGGGGAACCCGGTATCGTCTGCGCTGATATAGACGAAATCACAGGATGTTATCAGCGCTCCAAGTATCGCCGAATGAAAGAAGGTATCCCGATTGTTCAAGTCGAAAACTTGATTCATCCCGAATACATCATCTTTCATCTGCCGGAACTCTAACCGATCCGCCAGGGAATCAACAGCTTTAGCCGCCCAGCCTAGCACCGCATTCCAATACTTTAAATCCGGCGGCGTGGAAATCCCGAAATCTATTGTTAAGTTTTTCATTTCATAGTAGCCATACCGCATTATTACCCTTATGCGCTTATGTGCTAACTTGTCTTTTAGATATGCTAACCCTTTGTATTCCATTTCGCTCTCCGGTTCATCTCAGATATCTGCATACTGCGGCGGGTGATTGGCGTTCGCCGCCCTTCGGGGGTCCCTTCCCCCCTATGCACCGGTCAGAACGTGCGCCAATCGTGGGACTGGGGCAGATTTCGGTTAGTGGGGGGTAAATTATTTTTTGGCTCTGCGATGTGGTCAGACTTTGCGCGATTGCAACAACGATGCGCGAGTTGTAAGTTCTCAATAGCTGATGGGTTGCCGCCCTTAGATACTGGAATGATATGGTCTATCGTCTTGCTCATCGGATGCGGGGGCTTTAAAGATTTATCAACGGGCTTCCCGCAAATTCCGCAATAGTCTTGCGTCGCGTAAATTATTTTTCTGTTCGTTTCGAATTGCTGGCGGTGTGGGCCGTCCCTGTCCGGGCGGTAAGCTCTAGCCATGTTCAACCCCTAAATGATGCTATAAAAATACCCCGGGGGTATTAACCCGCCGGGGCGTTGATATAATTTGCTAGGTACACTATAGCATATGGCAAAGAAAAAATCTTGTCAAAAGTTGTCAAAAGTTGTCAATATTCAAATATTTGTGGGTGAATTCCTGTAATGCTTCGCCGTGAATGTGGGTAATACGAACGTATGAATAGTGCATCTTATCCGCGATATCATCAAAGGAGAGGTAGTTTACATAGCGCTCCAATAATACCTGTGAATACAAAGGATTATCAAGGCCGGTTATCTTTCCGATTATATCGGTGCGAAGCCGCTGCATTGCTAAGATATCTTCCCGAATCTTTATAGCCAAATCGATCCGGCGGTCGGACTGTGGGAACGCGTCCCCGCTGGGCGATGTTTGCACCCTGTCGCGGTCGTAAGCAATGCCGGAAAGATATGTATATTCAGCGTCAAGGCGCCGCAGTTCATCCTTCCGGGTTTCAATGGAAAGCTCCGTCCATCGAAGGGTGCGCAAGTATTCCTTTGCTGTCATTCGTTATACCTCAAACAAATTAAACATTGTCAATTGTGCTGATTCCGTTTGGAATCGTTTCAAGGCTTCGTGATAGTAATAACTATCTAATTCGCACCCGACAAATCGACGGTTCAACGCTTGCGCTGCAATCAGACTTGACGCGCTCCCGACATGGGTATCAAGAATAATATCCGTCGGTTTTGTAAACCTGTCGATTAACCAGCGATACAATGCAACCGGTTTTTGTGTCGGGTGTATTCTGTGTTCTTTGTTCTTCATATCCCCCTGGAGCATCCCATTCCACTTGAATTCGTAAATCCGGGACTGGCCCGGAAGGGAAGTCCAAGCAATTTCACAATCCGCTTGATCCATCCCCCGGCGCCCCTTGTCCCAAACAATCATGCAAGACGCTTTCCCAAGATAATCCAAGAAGAAATTACCGCCCCATATAATCTGCGCTTTCGATACTCGCATAAGTTCCGCGAAGTATTCACCGTCCGGCGCCGCGCTATCGTCGAACGGGTGATAAAATTTACTTTTGCTAATGCTTTTGTGTTCTCCCCATATACTGATATTTGAGGAGTACCCCCCCCCGAACGGGCGTTCGTACCCCCCCTACCAATTCCGCAAGTATGACCCATGTTG